CTATACGAAAAACATTTTCTAGATACTCTCTCGCCATATCAACAGATCCAATTAAACCAGTTTCTTCATTTAGTGGTATACGACCTCTTGTTCTCTTTTGTGGGAAAGGAGGTTTCTTTGTATGACCTTGCATCTTAGCAAACTTCTCTGCTTCATTCAATCTAAGTAACGTAGTTTCATAGAACTGTGCAGTGAAGGAACTCATTTCTTTTATGCATAACAAGTCCTCTCCATATATTGTAAAACTATTCTCATGTGATACTTTCATCCAAGGTTTAATCTTTACACCTGACATAATACCAGGAAGATCTACTTCTTCTACACAGATTGGATTCTCAATAACGAGTATGTCGTCCTCAGGGTTTGCTTCTTTTACAAAGCATAGGATCTCTTCCTCTGATTTGAATTTGATACTAGCGTAAAATGAATCCATGTTTACTGTTTGAGTTTTACTTTAATAAGTTCATAGTCGAAGTTTTCTTGATTGTATATCTTTACCCTTTCAAATAAATGATGAAGAGTGTAGTTGGTATTCTTACCATTATTTGATATATCATCTGCAATATCATATAGTATTGCTTCATTCTTATTTTCACCTTTCCTTAGTACTCTACCTATTGATTGTAGGTTTCGTACTCTGGATTTTGATGGTGACGCAAAGATAATGTTGTGAAGACGTTTAATGTTAATTCCAGTTGAGAAGGTGCCGTAACTGGCAACAATGATTGCATTGTCTTCATTCTCTGTGATACTCCTAATTTCTTCACGATCTTTGGTCTCTACACCTCCATGAACTAAGAATACTTTACGTCCACTAGATGCACTATTATTTATCATATCATAAAGTGGTTCTCCGTGCTTCTCTACGTAGTTGAATAGCACTAGTGTATTTCCAGTAAGATCTAATGCAAGTTTTTTGATAAAGTTATTCCTTCTCTCATGAGTTACTATCCATTCTATTTCATCTTGATAATTATCAAACTTGGTATATGGATGTATTAGTGTGATAATCTTTATCTTTAATCTAGACAAGTGACCTTGTTTAATTAACTCGTTCGTGTTAGTTACCTTATCATGAGGTCCGAATAGTCCTTCTAGTACTAACTTATTTGTTTTACTACCATCTAATGTACCAGTAAATCCTATACGATACCGTGCATGGTGTAGTTTAGTAAGTATTTCCGTCAGTGACTTGGCTTTGAATAGATGTGCTTCATCACCAATGACTGCAGTAAAAGGTTCAAACCATTTCTTAGATTGTTTATATACTGATTGCCATGTAGTTATAGTAACTGGTTTGTCTGATACCTTTTCATGACCTGCATATATCCTATGAACATAATCATCTACACACCATCCATAGGAAAAGAAATCCTTATATAACTGTTCTACTAAAGATGTAGTAGGTACAACTATCAATACTTTATTCTTAGTTTCAAATAAAAATCTGACGATTGAATATATCATCAGTGACTTACCTGATCCTGTAGGTGATACTATTAACTTTCTTCTTTTTCGTAATGCTTCGTAGATAGCAGTGTATTGATAATCTCTTACTTTTAGTGAAGTAAACTTATCAACATACCTTTTTACTCCATCGGAGGATATAAGTTCATCCTCTGAGTCAGGCATACCGAAATGTTCATTATCAATATACTCATATCCATAACCTCTTTCCTCACAAAAGGTTTCAATATACTGTCTTAGACCTGCATATATCTGACCAGTTGCTGGTGAATATAATCTTATCTTACCATCCCAATACCTCTTCCTATAGGAATCCATGAACTTTGCTTCTGGCACATCAAACGTGAAGTGATCAGATAGTTCATACCCTATATGAGGAGGTACTTTTAGTTGAAGGTATACTTCGTTTTTCTTTTTAATAAGAACATCACTCATCTATACCTCTAGAATAACGTAACCAATCAATTGCATTCTTTATTTGGAATGAACGATTGTTTATGTTATTTAGTATCTCTTTGAGAGTTTTCTCATAGGTATCATATAGGTCTAACCGACCCTGTGCCTTATTCAACTCTACATCTGCATTAAGATAAATGGGAACTTCATTCTTCATGATTTTTACATCAGGGCATTCTTCCTCCCTTCCCATATAGAAACTATACTTTTCTTTATAAAGTTTCTGAAAGTCGTACTGTGCTTCCTTCTTCATCAATACCATTTTTTGGTATTTGTCTAACCATTTACAATGTAGTATAGGTATCTTGCGTGCCTCATCCATTAAGTCATCTGCCATTTCAGCATCTTCACGCCACTCACTCATAAATTTTTCATTAAGATTCATAGTGTTAGTTCTTTGTCATTCTTATCTAGTAATTTGAAATAGGTGTATTTAAAAGTAACGTCTGCAGTTAGATATTGTATGTCATTAGTGTCTACACTAAATGGTAAACTAGTAATTGCTACTGGAAATGCATCGTATATCTTGACTACAGTTTGAGTGTTAAAACTACTGTTTAGTATTCTAAGAGTAAGATCTAACCTATCGTAATCATCACCTTTATGCTCCTTTGCTTTCATAGCATTAGCAAACTCTCTCCATTGACCTGCTTTCTGAGGATAAGTTATACCTGTCATCCAATTATGAATGATAGAGTAGTTTCTCATATCCTCATCAACTAGAAAACTTATAGTAAAATCTTCATAGTTTAACTTATCACCTGATAGTTGAAAGTCATTATAGATGGTTGCTTGCTGTGGACCTTCCATTGATATGCCAGGTATATTCGCTTCATTGCATTGGAATGATACCTCTTTGAAGAAAGGTATATCCAACTGAAATGCTACTGGTGCTAAAAAATTTGACATCAAAATATAAAGGAGTCCTCCCATAGTATTTAGACATAAAAAAAGAGACCCCGTAGGGTCTCTAGTAAAATATGTAATCCCAATTACATTAAGTTTGCAACAGATACTCTTCTGTAGTAAACGTTTGTGCTTAGGTTACCAGCAGCTTGTGGATCGGAGTTTGTAAGAGTTGAATCATATCCCTTAGCAAATGGGTTAAGAACTACGCCATAACGTGTCTTAAATCCGATGCGTGGCTGGAAGTCGTCTTGCCCGACGCTACGTACCATCTGTAGAGGTACATAAGGACAATAGAACAGACCAGCATCATAAGGAGATGAACCCTTGTATCCGATAACATAGTACTGATTACCTGAGTTACCTGAAGATGCTGTACCACCACGAGTGATAGTTGCATATGGGTCAATGTAAACTCTGTATCTACCATTAAGGATACCAGCGAAGGTATTTCCTGTCTCATCAACCGCTAAACGGTTGTTACCTTCGATTGCAGGAGCGTAATCAAGAGCACCAGCCATTGCTAAAGCAGAAGCAACGTCAGCAGAGCACATAATCATGTTGCCCTTTCCACGACGAGTTTCTCTTGCAATTGCGTTTGCGTCTCTCTCGATTTGGAACATAAGTCCCTTGAATTTCTCAACAGACCATCTACCATTACTATCAACGTCTAGGTCGAAAGTACCAGCAGTTGCTGTATCAAACTGTGCACCACGCTTTGCAGATTTGTAAATTGTACGAACAATCTCTCTGTTGATTTCAGCAAGGATCTCAGATGAAAGAATGTTTGCCAATTCTGACTCAGCATCAAGACCGTGGATTGCACGTAAATCTTGAGCAAGTTCAATACTGTACTCTGCCTTTAGAGCTCTGGACTTAGCAGTAACCGAGATCTTCTCGATACTGAATCCCATCTCTCTGAAGTCAGGAGCATTACCGTCACTATCAAGTCCCTCAGAGTCCTGTGTGGACATTGGTGAACCGTTTGAATAGTAACCTTGAACTGTTGCTTCGTTAGAACCTGTAAATGCGTCGTTAAGAACAGCAGGGTTGTCACCTGTTAGTGTAGGACCTGCACCAGAAACGTCGTTAGCACCACCAGTACCTGACTGATTTGGGTTAACTTCGTTAAAGAATGTCTCAGCATTACTTGTGCCAGGACCGTCGTAACGTGCTCTCATTGCAAAGATTAGTCCAGTAGGACCACTCATTGGTTGAACACCAGCAAGATCATAAGCAACCAAGTTAGGCATTGCACGTCTAATCAATGAGATTAGAACTGGGTCAAAACCTGCAACTGACTGGTCACCTGATGAACTAAAACCAGGATTTCCTGTACCGCCTGGGTCTGTGTTCATTGTAGGAACTGCTTCAGATAAGATCTGACGTTCCTGTCTAATTACTTTTTCTTGGTTCTCTAAGAGAATTGAGGTAACAGCTTTCTTATAGTTATCTGTGATAGGATCAAGATCACCATGGTCGAGAACTGGTGCCCATTTTTCTTGAAGAACCTTAGACATACCTAATGTCATTTGATTTTTTCCTCTTTAAAAATTAGGGGTTAGTTAATAATTTACTGCCACTGTGAGATAGCGTTGACATATGCTGCCATTGCACCTTCTGCAGGTGCTGCTACTTCTCCAGTTGCTACATCTTCCTTAGGAGCAGAAACCTTTTCCTTGGGGAAATAGTTTTCCTTAAGGGTAGCAAGCTTCTCCTTAAAGGATTCTTCAGATTCAAACTCAACTGACTCAGCAAGTGAAGCAAGCTTCTCTGCCTGTGTCTGAGCTAAACCTTTAGATACTTCGGCAATTAATGATTCACGAGTACGTGCATTAATAGTACCGTTGAGTGAGACGTTCTTATCAATTTGCTCATTGAGCTTCTCTTCCATTTCATCTAGTTTCTGTGTCATCTCATCGAGAACATCATATTTTTCCTCAGGGATTGATACATAATTTT